GCTTCTGCTGCTCCATGTGTTGCTTCTCTGCCTGTGTCTGTTTACGCTTTACTTTTAGTAGTTGATTAGCCATCTTTAAATTATTGATAGTTCTAATATCAATAGCATCTTCTAAATCAATACCACCATTCTGTAAAGACATCTGTATATTTTGTTCAAGCTGTGCCTTCTCCTCTTCATCGGGTGTCATCTCTATAAATATACCAAAGTCATACAGATATAAATTTTTAATATCTTCTAATATACCTAAGTTATATTTACCAATCTGCATAGCAAACTCATCTTTAAAATCTGCATACTGCAAAACATCTGCAGTTCTAATAGATAAACATTCCGCTAATGTTCTAGTAATATATAAACTAGCATTTAGTATATGTCTTGTGGCTACATTAGAGTTTAAGGCTGCTAACTTCTGAACACCAACTAATGAATAAGGGTCTGGTGTTGAACCGTCTCTCGCTTCATTTAATCCTGTAACCTGTCTTAGCATTCCTAAGTAATGGTTATAGTTTCCTATAAGCATCTGCATCTTACTTTGACCACTATTAGATGTAAGCTGTTGTATAGGAACCCTAGCATTATTAAACTCTCCATCCTGTGTGTAGCTTCTACCAACTACACTACCTGTCTGAAAGTATAATCGTAAAGCATCTTCAGGATTGTATGCTGCTCCTGTACCTAGGTCTACCTCACTCAATCCATCGGCATCTATAAATACACCATCAGGCACAACCTTAGCTACTACCTGTTGTATCTTTAAATGTGTTATCTGTATAAGGTCTGCAAAAGGAATCATTCTTCTAACTAAAGATTCTAATACTCCTTTATACATACGTGGTGCACACGCCACATAGTTAGGCATAGCAAACTGATTAGCAGAATTAGGTCTTACCATATTCTCCATCATCTGCCATTTTAAAAGAATGTTTGTACCCATAACCATAACACCCTCATACCATACATCAATTCTTTTTTCTACTCTTTCAAAGTTTCCTTCCTCCATCATTTCTTGTGGTGGATTAAACTCATCATCTTTTTCTACAGTCTTAAAAGTACCTTCAGATAATTGTTTCTTTTTATATACAAAAGTATTTGTAGTCTTATAGTTAAAATATAATAATGTACATGTATCTCTAGCAAACATACTGTTTTCATACATAGCAGCTACATTATAGTAGTCATACCAAGATTGACTGTATCGAGATATTTCTTCCATCTCTTCATTAGTAATCTCTGGGTCAATCTTTATAAGTTCTGCAATAGGAACTGTTTTAAGTTCACCCCAATAAAAACAATCTTTAAAGTAAGGGTCTTCCGTATAACTATATACCACATTTGCTGGGTCAACATACTTAACACGAATACCGTCACCCGCTTGAAACTCATGCTTACACATTCCTATACCTAGTGTTGCAATGTCGTAATCTACTTTTTTACGTATATCAGAATAGTGACTTTCTTCAAGCATTGTATTAATAGCAATCTCATTAGCTATCTCAATCCCAGGTTTATAGTTAAGTTGCATATACAACTCCATCTCTGTATCATTACCTGGTAAAGTTTCAGGGTCTGTTTGAAATATACTTATACCAAAGTCTTGCTCAACCTGTTTAAATAAATCTTTATTTACTACATTCACCTCTACCATTCTTTGAAACTCATTACGTTTCTCTGCCGACATAGCGTCCATAGCAATACAGTTAACTTTAAAAAGTCTATCCGACATTCCGTTAACTACAATATCTACAAACTTGGGTATGATTGGA